TACAACAAATATATTTTCAGACTGACCAGCAAAAGGAACACCCTTTACTGTTCCTTTTGGTTCCATATAAGCCTTATATCCCGGATCAATAGGATATGTGTATATACCTATAGGAGTTTTATAAGAAGAATGTGGATTTATACCAATTTTATACACATCAGTAAAAGATACAAAAAACCTCTTGCTATTCGGCATATCATAATAATTTTTGATTTGCTCAATCGGAGGTAATTTTTTATTCAATTCTGGATTTTTTCTCTTTTCGAGTATGTATGAACTTAAACCTTTCATGATTTCACCGATTGTAATTTATTAAAATCTTTAATGTAAATATTACCAGCCCCTTTTGGATTTTTAAGATCATCTTTTGTAAATCTCAAATCTACAGTATATTTCACTTTTTCATTTTTAAGATATTGTCTAACAGAATCGTCAAGAATATATCTCGCTTTTTCAATCTGTTTTGGACTGATATATGATTGAAATTTCTTTCCTTCATTCACATCATCCATTATAATATACCCATCATACCACTTCGCATTTACATTCCATTGTTCTGATTTACAATCCCATAGTCCATCAAAAAATTTGGAACCCATGTAAAAACAAGCAGTATTAGCTGAAGGCTTGTTTCTTCTACTATCTACGAATTTTCCACCCCTAAATTCACTATTAGTAAAAAGAGCATTTCCGCCCATAATATCAAAAAAACTTTTTGAACCCCACTTTACACTTATTAGCAGTAACACCACTAAAATAACAATCTTCAGCTCTTACATCAACAAGAGAACCGCCATAGTAATTACAAGTATCAGCAGACCCTTTAAAATGTTCACAATCACTTATATTAGCATTATAAAGATAACAACGAGTAAGTGTACAATGATCAAATGGATTTTCAACACCTTTGATTATACAATCAGCAAAAGCACCACGACCCTTAAATTTTCCACCCTTAATATCACATCCAACATACCTTCCATCAGTGTATATTCCACCCTCTATAGTCACATCTTTAAATTCAAAATCACTATTAAAAATACCATGTTTAATAACTCCATCTCGTATTGATATATTTCCATAAGAAATAAATTTAATCTCTCCAACTTTCATATCAATATTTCCAAGATGTTCAATAGTTTTTAAATAATCAGTAACAGCCATCATATCATCTTCATAAATTATTTTCTTCACCATACCAGACCGTTTCATATCATCCATCTTTCTGAAGAACTTTCTTTTTTTAGTATTATGATATTTATTTGGAACTGTCTGGACAATTTGAATAATAGCCTTATCAAGAAACACAGCCTGTAGTGGTTCTGATTGATATATAATGCCCCATGCCCCATCATCAATAAATCCATTATAACCAAGAATTTTTCTCAATATAGTATTCCATCTACTTGCGGCAAAAGAACCTTTTATATAATCTTCAGTTTCAGATAGTTTTCTGGTAACTATCCATAATTTACCAATTTCTTTATGCTGTAGATACTGAGAATATTTTGAAGAAATATCCTTTGCGTCAACTATAGCCATCTCAACAACAGAAGTTTCTTTATTATAATAATCAACAAGAATCTTTAAAGATTTTTTAGCAGTTTTTGATGTAAAATCCGAATCAGTAGCACTTTTCATATCTTTATAAAATTGTCTAAAGAAAGGGACAATATCAATCTGTTTTATGTCTATTTTATCACCATATTTCAAATTTTTTTTCTTATACGCAACTTTTACAGATTCATATATTTCTCTTGAATTTTTATCTTCTCTTACTTTATCATATTTCAATAGCTTTTTATAATCACGTTGCCAATCAGATTCAGTATATTTTGAAATAATCTGGATACCTTTTTTACTTCTAATTTGGAAAACAGTCATAAATTTAGCATCACCAGCAAAAGGAAGTTTATTCATATTTTTCTCTACACCATAATAATCAATAACATCTCTTAATGGATAACAATAAATACCATTTGGTGTACTGTATCGTGAATGAGGATTTATACCAACCTTATTCACATCAGTAAAAGTCACAAACATATTCTTTGAATTGCCACTTCCATAATATAATTTTATAATATCAATGGAATCATACTTGACATTCAAATCAGAATGACTACGCTTTTCCTGTATATTATGTGTTTTGAAACTTTTCATTATTCCTTTCCTAACATATCCTCAATTTCTTTTTCACCTTCTTCTTCAGCTTCTTCATAATCTGGATCAAGACGCTCAAGAAGCTCTTCAAATTCACCAACATGAACTTTTTCTTCTCTTGCTATATCAAGAAACAATCTACTAACAGCTTCGCTTGTAGCCTCTTCTGCCGCCTTTTCATATTTATTGACTGCTTTAAGTTCTTCTTTCATACCCATACGCAACAACCGTAAATCTTCTGTTGTCACATTTCCTATTGCTGTTACTTCGTCTATAAAATTACCGAATCCTTTCATGATACATTTTTAGCAAACCGCAATGCGTGTTCTTTTGCTTCCTCTTCTGTTTTAATTTTATATGGTTCATGTTTTATACCTTTTTCATTATCTTCCCATCCATAATCTTTATGACCTATATGATCACCTGAAATCATATCACCCACTTGAAAACCGTAAATTGCCCGGTGACTCCATCCATAATATTTTCCATCATATCCCTTTGATCCTTGACCTCTCAAACCCAACCATTGCTGAAATGGAATTTTAGGTTTTCCAGTAGAATATCTTGGTAAATTTTTATATGTTCGTTTTTCTTTTGGTATTTCATTTTCCAAAAGAATTTCCATAAATTGATTAAATTTTATAGCCATTTTTCCATCTCTGTTTTAAAAAATTTCCACAACATAGGATAATGTCTGTAGATTTTTATACTTGGTGAATAATGCCCAAAAGTACGTTTTGTGAATGCTGATTCAACAGCAAATGCTTGAAGTTCTTTATATTCTGAAAGATATATTCCATACCCATCTTTTACTTTTTCAGCTTCTTCAATATTTACATTTTTGGTATTATGTCTGGATTGCATCTCATGTGTATATTCATGAAAAAGAACAATTGTAAATTCCTTAAAAAATTTATTCTTTGAAATATCCTTCCAATCAGATTTAGGCATCGACTGCCATTCTTTCATCAATTTATTGATATTGATTCCTTTTCGTAAACATATTGTAATTTCAGAATCGTAACCATGTTCAGCAAATGAAAAATATTTAAAATCATTGTATTCTCCCTTTGAAGCACATGATTGTTTCATCCTAATGTCAGGATATGTATAAAACATTGAAAGATTTTCAACAAGTTCCTTTTTCGTCCAATTGAAACCATCATTCTGAAGATTATGGTATATACCCGGAAACGGATACTTCACTAATTTAGTAACCATTGAAGGAAAATAATTTGACTTTTTAAGTCTATCTCCTTGTTGTATTTCAAGAAATTTCTTGAACGAATCCATTATTTTTTACCCTTCATCATTTCGTATAAATCCTGTGTAGAACCTACAAAAACAGCATTTTGAATATTTGTTGTACCCTTCGATTCTGATTTCTTTCCAAGAAGATTATTTCGTGTTTCTCTCAATGTAAGAAGGTCTTTGTTAATATCAACCAGATTTTTCATAAGTCCTGTATATACTTCAACAGCTCTTGCTGAATCAGAATCTACTGCCAATTGTGCTGAATTTTCTGCTACCACTTTTGCTTGTTCAATCAATGAAACAATATTATGTCTTGCATATTCAAATTCAGTATCTATATTTTCTGCTTCTTTTTCAACTAATTCAAATTCATTTGATGAATCAGCATCAATTATCTCGCATTTTTCTACAATTTGTGGTAAATTATCCATAATACTCCCTCTTTTATTGTATAAATATTTATGTTAAAAAAAACCTTGACAAACTTATTAAGATGTATTAGACTCATCAAATATAAATCCAAAGGCTATATCACCGTGTAGCCGATTGTCCACTATCGCAACAGATTAATTCTGTGGAGTGACGGATATTGTATCTCCATCAATGACAGAAACTATAGTAATATGGTGAAAGAAAATTGAAAAGGGTGAAAAGGAGGGATATGTTAATTCTTTGGATATAGCGATATATACTACTCAATTTGAGTATTTTTTTTTATTTTTTAATACCCATAGGGTGCGGTAGTACCTTTAAAATTATAAGAAATTAAATAACCTGTAATTAAAAAAAAAAAATAACTTATACACGATTGCGAAGCAATCGTGTTGCCGAAGGCAAATAATAACATGTTGTATCTATTATAATATATTATTATTTGTCACTCCACTTCGTTCCGTGACAACTCGCTTCGCTCGTTATATTTTATTTTTTTATGTTACTTCTACATCACAATTATCATTAATCAATAAAGTATCGCCTGTGTTTTGTCTTCTCAAAATATCATCTTTAACTGGTGGAATATCTTCACCATTAGAAACGTGTTTTGAAATAAATTCTTCATTATAAATCCACACATCTTCAGGTCTTGCTGTTTCTGGATCAATAGCAACACGATATCTTTCATCAATAGATTCAAGATATTCACCATCTTTTGAAGTATAATAATCCACATAAACTTTTTTGATAATTTTTTGATCTCGTACAGGCCCGTAAAGATTACCCTTCAATGTAAATTGCAAATCCCATCTCACAACTCTTTCTTGAATAAATTCACCTTCATCTTCTATCGCACCAGAAATAGAATCAAGAACAATAGGAATATCCCTTACAACTCCCATATCATCAAGTTCATTTATAGTTACGTTAAAACTTGGTTTAAAAAATGGAACAATCTGTTCCACAAGTTGTAAACCATCATCAACACTTCTTGTATATATAGCAAGATCAAAAATAAAATCATAAGGTACAGGAAGATACATTGATTTTCGTGACATACTATCAAGAGAATCTTCAGAAAATTTACCTAAAGATGGTTGTTTTCTTTCAGCATCATACATAAAATCAGATAAAACAAATCCCATTCTTGGAAGGTCTATTGCTTCTTGTTTAGTTAAATCAGGATTTTGAGCAAGTCTCAAATAGAATTTTTCTTTTGAAGCATATGTTAGAGGTATATCAATAACTTTTCCATCTTTTCGATGAATAGTCATTCCATTAAATAACGTACCAAAAGTAACAACATACTTTCGTATAATTCCGTGATAAAAAAAATCTGTAATTGCCATTTTATTCCTTTTCTTTAATAACTATTATCACTAAATGGATCAGATTCAGAAAAATCTACAAAAGTATTTGACTCATCTTGAATTTCTGTATTATCTTCAAGTTTAGGTAGATCAACAATTTCATCCACTTCTTCTAAACCAGTATCAAGGTCTTCATGTGACCATCTAAATTTCTGACATTCAAATTCAAATACATGTGATTTTCCTACTGTATAAAATGGAGTTTCATGCTCAACAAAATTAATCTCAAAAACAGATTTTGTCATAGGAAAAGCCAGCAAATCTCCTTCTCTTGGTCTGGTAATATTAGGATATTTCTTTTGAATCTCTTCAGCAAATCTTGTTCTTGAAACTTGAAATGAAGCCTCATCATTTATTTCAAGAGCAAATCTTGAAACAATACTACCTTCACCAGCAAATCCAGTATCAAGATTCATACACCACATTTCAATAAGAACGTATTCACCAAAAGTATTTTCCGGGTCTTCTCCAAAAAGATAATCAAAATCATAATCACTTTCTAAACGAGGCATA